GAAGGTGGCGGTGTCGTCATTGACGATACGAATGAATGTGAAAGCTGTCAATAATGGATTTAAAAGATAAAATAGTTGGTCTTGCTCTTGCCGCTTTGATTGCATTAGTTGGATGGAATTTAAAAGAAACTTGGAATATGAAAGAACAAGTTTTTAAATTGCAACAAGGACAAGAAGTTCTATCTAAACAGATAAAAAAGAATACTAATTTTGTAAAAAGAAACTTGAAAAAACTTGATAAGAGAAAGAATAAAAAGAAGAAGAAAAAAGAGAACAACGAATAAAATTTATGCTTGGTTTCTCAAAAAAAGAAGATGGTATAGAAAAAGGCGATGATAAAATTTATGTTAATATTTCAAATATGCTATTCAGTAGCAGGTACTTGTTTTCCACCAATGAACGAACAACTTTATTCTAGTTATCGTGAATGTGCTTTGAATGGTTATTATAAAGCCCACGAATTTATGGCTAAAATACCAGTAGAACAAGTAGAAGATAATCGTATTTTTATTAAATTTTGGTGTGTACCTAAAAAACAGATTGAGGAAAATGAAAAAAAAGTTGATACCTAAATTTAATAGTAAAACATCAATGGATGTTATTTGTTATAAATTAGCAGAAATACATAAAGATGTGGTTAAAAATAGTAAAGATATAGAGGATTTAAAGCATCAAGTATCTATGGGAAAAGGTGGAATTAAAGCCGTTTTTGTAGTAGGGTCTTTGATTGCTTTAATAGTAGCAGTATTAAAGTTCGTTAAACTATAGGAGATTACTATGAAAGAATTTTTCATATTTGTTGGTGATATGTGGGGTGATCTATCGCCAAGACATAGAGTAAGTGTTGCAGTTATATCTGTAATATTTATTTTTTTAGTAGTAAAATTGATATTTTAGTATGTGGTTTAGTGCAATAAAATTAGCTTTAAACGCAGGTACGCATATCTATAAAAAGCGTCAAGAAACTAAAATGTTAATGGCTGATGCCCAAGCTACCCACGCCAGTAAGATGGCAAGGGGTGAGTTGGAATATAAACAAGCCGTTATGACTAATAATCAACAGGGCTGGAAAGACGAGTTCGTTTTGATACTCGTAGCCGCCCCCGTGATGTTGTTGATATGGTCTATTTTTAGTGATGATCCCGAAATTATGTTGAAGGTAGAGAAATTTTTTGAGTATTTTAACAATATGCCGTTTTGGTATCAAGCCCTATTCATTGGGGTAGTATCTGCTATCTATGGTCTTAAAGGTGCAGATATTATCAAAAGGAAGTAATGGCTTATTCCCTTGATTTTTGATACTATATCGCACTAAAATAGGAAGATTATGAATAAATTATTTATATTTCTGATTATGATGTTCGCTTTATCTGCTTGTTCAGTAGGCAAGAAGTGTACCTATACACAAGATGGAACTAAACTTTCATCCTATGTATGGTTTTTTCAAGGTGATAAACCAATAGATTTAGATAAAAATAACTGTAATTAATATATGTTACAAATCATAGTTGCATTAATAGTAATGCAAAGTGCCAATTCACTTGATGTACAGCACAAAGAAACCTTTAATAAGGTTGATAAAGTGGTGAAAGTTATTAGAATAATGAATGGTTTTAATGGGAGGTAGTATGGAAAAAGCAAAAGAACTTTGGGCATTAGCAAAAGCCCATAAGAAAATATCTATCACAGTAGCGGTAGTTATTGTTGCTATATATTTTCTAGTAAACTAATAAACAGATAATTTTTCTGTTGAAATTTTGCCGCTGTTATATAGTATTAGTGTATGAATTATGACGATTTAAAGGCAAGGATTAAAGAACACGAAGGTTTTAGAGATCAAGTCTATAAGGATAGTCTTGGTTTTGCCACGATTGGATATGGCCATCTTGTTTTAGATACCGATCATTTTATAGAAGGACAATCTTATCCAAAAGAACATCTTGAAAAAGTTTTTGATGGTGATTTTGATACAGCTTGTTCAAATGCTAATCAACTAATCAAAGATTTACCCCTTCATCATCAAGCCAAATGTGTCCTAATTGAGATGGTATTCCAACTTGGTATCGGTGGAGTATCTAAATTCAAAAATATGTGGAAAGCATTAGGCGAGGGTGATTATCAAACTGCATCCGAAGAAATGTTAGATAGCCGTTGGGCAAAGCAAACACCCAAACGTGCTACAGACCTTTCTAACGTGATGAAATCTTGTAAAATCTAGTAAACTAAAGTAAAATACAACTACTAGTATGGTAGTTATTTTAAAAGATATTATTCTTGATAATAATACTGTTCGGGATGTACATATTGAAAATGGTGAAGTTAAATATGTTGATCCCAAACAAGCCGAGATAGAACGTATCAAGAACATTCCAGAAACATTAGAGGGCAATTAGTGAACAAAAGAATTTTGGTCATTAGTGATATGCACATTCCTTTTCACCATAAGGATAGTCTAACATTTTTAGAAGAAATCAAAAAAGAATATAAGCCCGATTGTATAATCAACATAGGTGATCTATTAGATTTTCACGCTATAAATATGCACACTCACGATCCCGACCTCTATAGTGCAGGACACGAATTAAAGGCCTCTAGGGGCTTTATAAGGGCATTAGAGGGCATATTTCCGAAGATGGTAGAGGTAGAGAGCAATCATTCTAGCTTGGTGTATAGGAGGGCTTTAAAATACGGAATGAGTAGGGAGTTCTTAAAGGACTATGGCGACTTTCTAGGTACAAAGAAATGGAAATGGGTAGATGATTTAACCTTAACTATGAGTAATGGGCAGAAATGTTTTTTTACTCACGGAAGATCAGCAGATGTATCAAAGGTATCACAAGCTATGGGTATGTCAGCAGTACAAGGACACTACCATACAAAATTTCTCATAAGCTATTGGGCTAATCCCGATAACATATTCTTTGCTATGAACGTAGGATGTTTAATCAACCAAAAATCTATGGCTTTTAATTATGCAAAAAACTTTAGGACAAGATTTATAATAGGATGTGGTATTATTTTAGATGGTATTCCCAAGCTACTACCGATGGTTTTAAATGATAAAGGTAGATGGAATAAAAAATTAGTATAACTGTAGTGTTAAAAAGATAAGACTAGACCAATAAATAAATAGGCATAAATAAAATATTGGTAAGTTCATAATATTCATTTATACCTATTTAAAAAATTTGCAATAATTATCTTCGTTTCTTCTTATTTTTTTTCTTCTTTTTATCTTTCTTTTTCTTTTTCTTTTTTGCCATCTTTTCCCCCTTCCTTCTTTTGAAGTTCTATTTTAATCTTTTCAAGATAAACAATCTTATCCCAACTTTCTTCTTGTGCATCATCTATCCATTGTGCAATAGACTTGGTAGCTTGTAGCATTGTCTTACCATATTTTTTGATACCATCGTTAGATCGTTTGGCAAATCGTTTAAGTATGCCTTGAACAAGGGCATCTCTAGTAAAAACTAATTTATGAATTTTAGAATTTGACATTCATATAGTGATCGCAAAATTCATTCACTCGGCAATAGTGCATACACCTAATATCCTCACCTTTTCTGAATACAACTTTACAACCTTGTCCTTCAACCATTTTGTTAGCTTTTAAATACTGATCCATTTCTTCTCTAGTAGGCAATACTCTTTTTGCCGTCTTACGTTTATCAAGCATTAAAGCATAACTATCTTCTTTTCGCCATCTTTCTTTTGCCGTACAAAGAGGTAGCTTACTAGACTTTTCAGCATCTTGATGTAGTTTAATCCTAGCTTTAATATAATCGTCTTGTTCTTTAGGTGTCCATCTTCTTACGGGTATCATAACAACTTGTTTTCTAGGATAGTTATCAGATTGCATTACCCTTAATTTAGACCAATCCCTTAATATTGCCATAATGGATAAAGACCTAACCTTAATAGGTTTACTATAGCTAGTTAAAGTCTTTTGATTTTTACGACATAGAAAGTCCAATACATTTAATTGGTTTTCCCATTCGGGTTTAGGATTTTCTAAAGCATTGAGAGTAGCCCACGCAGAAGTAACTTTAAAATCTATCAATCTTCCATCTCTTTCAAGATAGTCAAATGACCCACTCAAAGTCCAACCATTAGTAATCTTATCATCTTTATAGAATAATCTACGTTCAGATAAATCAATTCGTTGTTTAGATCGTTCAATAATATGATGAACGGATTGTCCTAGCAAAGCAAATATCTTATCAGATACATCTTCTTTTAATAAATCCCAGTTTCGCATTTCTAAAACTCTTATTCTAGGAGGAGCAATCAAACGGGTAGCAGATATATTAGACCCTTTGGATGAGTAAGGATCGTTAGCTACTGCCCGTTCAATCGCCTTCGGGAGATTAGATGCGTTAGTATATTCCATTAAAATGGTACTGGCTCTTGGCCTACAGTAGTAGAGCCATTATTATCATCCCCATTATCTTTATGTTCAAGACCTTCTAACTCTTTTGAACGTAAGATAATATTTCTAATACCTTCGGATAACTGATTAAAAGTTTCCTTATTACCTTTTTGGAAATCATCCATAGAGAACGTCACACTCGTATGATATTGTTCTGCGATTTTATCCCCTTTAGGTAAGGGCATTACCGACCCAACTTTGTTGTTTTTATTGCCTTGTATGACATTTAGTAAACAAGTTTGACCTATTAATTTACTAATATCAAAACCTTTTTTTTCAGTTTCAGAAAATGGGCGACCTCTCCAAGAGGTAAGATCAATTCCTAAATTAGATTTTTCGTGTAGTGATAATGTGTAAAATCTACTGATTGTTAGTGGCTCGGATGTTTCATTAGTTTGATCGGGAGTTTCCCAAATCACCAATGCTTGTCTTTTCCAAGTTATATTGCCTTCAAACTCATTCTTTTGAGTACCAAGATCAATGACCTTAATACAACGGGCTTTGTGAACACCTACAGAAACACTTGGAAAACTGCTAGATTTTTCACCACCTTTTGCGACTATGCTCATATTTTTTTCCTTTATTTATTATTTAATTAACCTATGTTTATTCTATGGCTTAACTGTTGTCAATATAAATATTGATTAATGTTAATGATTATGGTAAATAATTGTCAATTATGGCAACAATACTACCCGAATTGGCTACAGAATTAGAGGCAAAAAGGGATAGATTAATCAAGGATATTCAGAATGTAGATCGTTCTTCTGTAATACCCGATCATTTTAATAAAGCTGATAGTATCTTAAAACTTGTAGATCAAGCAAAAGAATGTCACGATAGAGCAAGTTTTATTAGGCGATTGCTTACAACCGAAGAACAATTTAGTATGGGAATAAACAAATAGTGTACAAATGAAGAACACAAAATATAAACTAGCAGTAGATAGAAAA